CCTGATACCATGAAAAATCCTTCTACCGCAAGTCAAACGGTGTTATCTCAAAAAAACAATAATACCAATGTGGTTAAGCCTGCAACTACATACCAAATAAGTCAAGCAAATCCACAAAACAATTCACAACTATTTGAAACACAATATGGTTAACAAAAATGGAATATAAAAAAGCCGCACAGATAAGAAAAAAAGGATTATTCGAACTTATCGTTGAAAAGAAATTTAGAGAAGAAAAAGGCCTTGGTGCCTCTATTGCTGGAGCTTTTTCTGATAAAATGAAAGCCAAAGCTAAAGGTTATAGTGAAAAGTTTGATCGTTTGAACATGGTTAGAGCTTTAACTGGTAATGGACTTATTGGAAAATCAATCACAACTCTTGCTGGTCGTGCTATGGGAAGAAGTGAAAATGACATTAGATATTTTGGTGGATTTGGTAGCAGAAAAAGAAAAATCAAAGAAAATAAAGAGAATAAAGATCCTAATTTTACCACAATAGGTTCGGACGAGAAAGCTTCTTTACAGCCTGGAGATTCTACGGCTGACGTATTATCAAAAATGCTTAGCTTTATGACCAAAACACACGAACTTCAAAAAAGAGAACGTGAGTTAGAAGATGTTTTTAAACAAGAACAACTCGATGAAGATAATCGCCGACATAAAGAGTTGGTTGAAGCAATTAAAGGATATACCAAAGGCAACAAATCGTATGTTATGGACAATAACAAAAGTGAAGAAACTGTGGGATTCTTTGATGGTATTAAAAAATGGGTAATGGAAACATTTGGTGACTTTTTAATACTGAAAGAATTTTTAACAACTTTGACAAAATTTGCTGGGTTTATGATAAAAACTCCTGCTTTACTTTCATTTTTAGCTTATGCTGTTGGTCTTTATTTGGCCAAAGAATATTTGGATAAAACCAAATACGGCGAGAGAATGGCACAAGGAGAAAGTAAACTTGCTCAAAAGGCCTTTAAAGAAAAACAAACCGATTTTTCAAAATTAAAATTATCTAAAGATGAAGCTCAGGCTGTTCTGGATCAACCAGATACTCCAGCAAAGAAAAGAGATATTGAATCATTTGGTGGAATAGAAAGATTACAAGCAATTGCTGCAGGTAAACCTGATCCTGGTGGAGTCAGTTTACAAAAACCAATTGACAACAATGTTGCAACAAATCAAACAAAAGAATTCCAAGATAAAAAACAAAACTCACTAGCAGAAAGAGTAAAACCTAAACCAACCGGCACAGGTACTGCTGCAAAACTATGGGAAGAAACTTTTTCTAAAGATTATAATACTGATGGAACAAAAAAGCAAACTGTCGATCCTATTAAAACAGAAAAGCAAGGAGTTGAACCTGCTAAAACAGAAACAACAAAACCTACAGCCGTTTTAGCCAATCCTACAGATGCTGAATCTACCGGTACACCAACACCTACAGCAGTAAAAACTTCAGCATCGACTGAAACTTCATCGAATGCGCCTAAAGTGGATATGGATAATCCTGATACAAAGTATTTACAAAAAAATACCAGGAATCTGGAAACTTCTGATAAGATTGTTGCTGATCAAGCCAACATTAATTCAAATAAAGGTGTGAATGAAACCAACAAATTGGTACCAGTTGAACAACCCACATTGAAAACAATTCCGGAACAAATTAATCCAGAAAATTCATTAGGTGCCAACGAACAAATTATTTCACAAGTAAACAATAAAGTGAATAATATTGGCGGCGGTGAAGCTGACGTAATAAACACTTCATCGGTAAGAATAAGAAACGAGGACCTAAGAAGGCATTTCAGGCCTGCTGTAGTTTAAACCAATAAAAAACCCACCTTTCGGTGGGTTTCTTTTTTACTGAGAAGGATTACTTCTTAGCTGGCGCTGCAGGTTTTGCATCAGCCTTAGGTGCTGGTTTAGCAGCTTCAGGCTTCTTCACTTCTGCCTTCTTAGGGGCATCAGCGGCAAATGCTGTCATAGCAAATGCAGTAGCAATTAAAGTGATAATATACTTCATTTTACTTCCTTTCAATCATGTTTATCATAAACAATCATAACGAATTGACTTCTCAATCTTCTTCAGCTAACTTACTGAAATAACTTAAATCATCATCTGACGATGAATCATCTTTAAAGGGAGAATCTTCTGCTTGTTTCTTAGGTGCAGCAAACTCTTTTGCTTTAACTTGTTCCACAGTTGTGCGTGGTGCTTCACCATTAAGGCCAAGGACCTTATCAAGGCGTTGCTTCAACACATCATATGACTTGAACTCTTTATCACTCACCAATTCTTGGAGAGCAAATTCATCTTTCCAAATCTTTTCCAATTCAGCATCATCAGCCAATAAAGCAGATGGTGAATCAAATTCAGATTTGTCATAATTCTGATAGCCTTCAACCTTACGAATCTTTAACTTGAAGTTGGCACCTTTCCACAAATCAAATGGATTGATTGCTGTTTCATCTTCAAAAGCAGGATTCATTGCTTCAGAGATTTTATCAAAGATTTTCTTACCAAACTTAAACAGTTTGATTTTGCCTTCATTCTCTGGATGTTTTGGATCAGATACGATGTATACGTTAGCAATGTAATTTAACTTACGTTTTTGCTTACGGACAACATCTTTGTTTGCTTCGATGCCAGAATTCCACAATGAAGAATTGTATTCACAAACTGGACATTGTTGATTCTTGGTTGTTAAACAGTTGTCGATCAACCATCCACCAGGACCTTGAAATCCATGTGAGAAAACTTTAACCCAAGGTAAAGAATCATCACCATCTTTTTCTGATGCAGGGAGGAAACGGATAGTGGCCATGCCATTACCTGCTTTGTCAACTTCTGGTCGCCAGAAATTATCTGACTTTTCGGAACCTTCTGAGGAGGTATTGAGTGCCTCGATTGCTTTTGATAATTTATCGAGGTTGCCTGATTGGCGTTTGAGATTAGCGAAACTCATGGTAAATCCTTTCTTTCGTATAAACGGAGTATTAACGGTGTATGTAAAACTTTCAAATTATTTCTCATAATCAACATCTAGTATATCATAATATTTATCCATTGTCAAGCATATTCAGCTGCTTTTTCACGCAAAATATCTTTAAATTTACCACTATCATATTCGATAAATGGCGTATATTTGGTACACATCCTTTGGTAGTTTGGCCAAATAACATCATCAACAATCTTCTTTTCCCAATCATCAAAGAAACCAAAAATGGCATTCATTATGCATAAGGTTTCCAATGTTACATCATGGTTCATAGTTTTCATCAACAGAACCGGATAACTTCCATTCTCAACCTTAAACATATGGTTTGGTGAGAAATCTTCACCAATTGTGGACTTATCAAACAGATAGGATACATCGGATTGGAACTGATAGGACAGCGACTGTTGCGTTTTCATCCACTTCTTATATACTTCTTCACCTTCTGTTGTGTTCATATCTCCAACCCACTTATCTCCATCAAGAAAATTGGACACATAGAAATACTTTAATTCATCCAATGAATATTTACGGGAAAGTTTATAGAATGTATACTTGTCCTTCCTTCTTAGGAAAGAATCTTTTGAGATATTGGTCTTACCATGATATTTAAAGAAATCGTATGAGTCGGATGTAAAATGTAACTTCAAGGCGTTATACAAAGCAAAGGCTGCATAACCCGTATTCTCTGTCATATCGGCAATTTGGAATTTTTCTTAATGAGGTTAAGCAACTGAGCTTCATCACGAATCTTTGCCTTGAGAGCAGAAGATATTAATGTGGCAGCAACCTCAACTTCCAATCCTGTTTCTTTACAATGGTGACAGATAGCATCCATTAAACCTAGATGCTTATCTGTGGCCATATTCTCAATCATAATACTAAAATCTTTTATTTCATCACGGGTTGGCATAGTTTAAATTTTTGTATAGAAAATGTGGTTACCTATTTGTTTAACAATCTTTGATTTGTTCCATCCTGGATTTACATAAACGGCATGGTAATACAATGCCTTACTCTCAGCAATTGTATCATGTAGATGTGGTTCTGTCAAGGCCTTCTTGGCCACAATTACCGATTCTTCCCATTTGTATTTGTCCTTTGACATTGATACCGTTAGGCAAGTCCATGAAAACTGGCAAGTGATTGAATTATTATTATTCGGTGTTCGTTGGTATACAACAGCACATATATCTTTCGGAAATTGGCCACTACTAACACGATTCATTGTTACCTGAGCTACGGCTAATTTACCTTCATAGGTTTCATTGGCGGCCTCATAGTAAATATTTTTAGCAAGGCAATCGACCTGCTTAATGTAATCTTCACCAACTTGTTTCTTGGTTACATAAGCGAATATATCTCTCGATAGTGTTGGTGCTGAATATATTGTTGTAAAGCAAAACACTGCAACTAAAATAGTTACCGTATTGTTTTTAAGTTTTTTGATATTTAACATCATATCTCCTTGTTATTGGATGGCCGAAGCCATCCATTCTCCAATTACGAGTTTGATTTCTTAGTAATTTTTACTTCAGGTGGTGGAGTGGTTTGAGAAACGAATTGATTGAGAACTTCTGCTCTCTTTACAATTTCATCTTCATTGGGGTATACCGGTAAAGCCGGCATTTCGGGTGAGGTTGTTCCAGCAATTTTTGCCGATTCTACCTGTGTGAACCATTCTTGCTGAAGTGAATCTTTCGTGGAATGAAAGTTATCAGTTAGTAGGTCTTTGGCCATTTTTAAGAGTTCTAGCCGAATCTCATAAGGGGTCATACTCATATTGTTACTCCTTTGTGTGTGTGTTTAACTACTATATCAGCGGTTTGTGTGTTGCTGATACTTTATTTATGTAAAGTGCCAAGTGATTCTGTTGCTAAGTTCACCTGGCGAAACTCCGCTTACCTGTTAGGCAGCAAGTGCATACTTATTATCGTTTGCGTTTAATTTATAGTTTTTACGGCTACTCTGCCGATTCTCCGTTGTCATACTTACTGTCATGTCGATTCTATTCACCCCCATCAGAAGCATACTACAGCCTTTTGGCTTTGCTACCGATAACTCGGTTCGGTAGTATGCTTTTGGTGGAGGTGATGGGATTTGCACCCATGTCCACAACAACTTTCAAACAACTTCAACGAATTCTTTTCCGACCCACCACCCATTTTATTCGAAATAGGAAACCATTATACACTATATTTGATTAAAAGGCAACCATTTATTTAGGTAATAATGTTGACTTGCAACCTATAGGTATTAATAGTGTTGGTGAAATGATACCTATAGGTCGCAATTTACCAAGCCCAAGAAACGTATGCATACCTAACTCCTTTAGTCACCTTATCTACTTTATGTGGATATAAAAAATTTGAAGGAAAAACTAAAACATCTCCTTTTTTTAAATCAAATTTCATATCATCAAACATAACAAATTCACCGCCTTCAAAATCATCATTTAAAAGACCAACAATAGATAATGTTGGAATACCAATCGTATGTCCTGGTGTCATACTGTGTATGTGGTCACAATGTTTGGCCATTTGTTTGTTCTCAGCATACTTATTAAATTTTATGTTGGTGTAACCTGACCAACCATCGAACCAAGGAAAATTGAAATCTTTAACAATATATTCATTAAGAACTTTCCAACAAGTTTGCATTAGTGCTGGTGTGGTACTAATAACATCCATTGACATATCAAATTCATTTTCACCACTAATTGGTTTTTCGTCACCTGTTTTATAATTTAAAAATGTGTGTTCGTGCCATTGTATACTATCCATTTGTGCAACAGTTGCATCACAAGCATAAGAATCGGTAAATCCTCTATATACTTTAACATAATCTTCTAAATTTCTATTCATAATTGGTTCTTATAGAATTGGATGGCTTTAACTAAGCCATTGATATGATCAGCCGTTTTCTGTTTAAATAACAATGGCTGTTCATCCTCAACCGCCATGATAATAACAATATCATCAATAGGTCTGCCAATCATTTCTTCATACATCAATGAATATGCCGTTGTTTGCCAGAAGTAATCCTCAATATGGGCTTCTGATTTAATTTTCTTGGAAGTTTTAAAGTCAATCACCGATAATTTGCCATCGAACTCAGCAATACAATCCACACGACCTGCCATACCCAATTGTTTTGACCATAAGGCACACTCTTGGTAATGGATGTTATCAATACGATTTAGTAGTGGCTTGAGTGATCGGAACATCTCCAAGGCATCGGGCATGATATCACCTAATACATCATTGTTGAGGTATCTTTCGCAAAGGGTGTGAACATTGGTGCCTCTTCCGGTAGCTTTCTTACTGATAGCGTTAGCCACATCCTCACCAACTTTTCTCCGCCAAGCCATAATGGCCTCTTTCTTTTGGGCGCCAAGAACCGTAGTGACAGAAGGTAATCGTGTACCATCTTCTAGTGTATAATATCGTTTACCATCCGAATGAGTTTCGGATTTTAAATCAATAAGTTGTTTTGGTGGGCAATAATTGAACATAGTTATAAATTTCCTGTTTCTCTCATCATATCACAAACTTCATCGAATGTAAAGGCTGTTGTGGCTAAAGTGAATGCTCTTCTTTCCGTTATGGTTGATTGTGGAGTAACACTATGTGGTTTGGTAACATCCAAAACCCAAGCTTCACCTGGTTTGGCAACAAAACTATCAGCCTTTTTTAAATCTGCTTCAATAAACATATACCCACTATTTTGATTAGGTATTTGGTACTTTCTAGGATTATCCACAAGTGGTTCATGAAACCAAGTGGTACAATTTTCTGTTTTTGTATAAAAATTAATACAAGTTTTTATGTAACTATCGGTATGTGGTGGTACCACAGTATTAATTCTCATTAAATTTAAACCAAAATGTTTTTTAAATCTTTGGGGTATTACTTTGTATACATCATTCATGGTTGGGATTTTAACATTGGTATATTGTATTCCTCTATATTTTCCAAGTTGTTCTTCTCCATAACCAACACCAGTATTCCTTTCATTTGTTACTTTAAATTCTCCTAAAGTAAATTCATTTTTTAGTTTAATAAAATACATTTTATCTTTCTATTAATAAATTTTTTGAGCGGAAATAATCAATAGTATCTTCCCATGTTCTAAATGTTTTTCCTTTAGGCCTAACACTAATACCCCATCTATCTTCACTCCTAACTTCGATTGCGTGTGGTATATCAACACGAACTAAAGTAATTTTGGTTCTACTAAGTGTGTGTCTTTCTATTTCTTCAAGTTCATTGACTGGCCAAGAAAGATAAGGTGTAAATGCCACAGAAGTTAAGGCATCCCTTTCTTGTGTAACACCTGTTTTTTTATACCAAATCATATGTGAGTCTGATCCTCCTATAACCCAATTTATTCCACAAACAGTATCTTGTAGGTCTACATGAGCTCTCTGCGCATAGTAATGTGGTCTACGATAAAACATTAAAACCCAAGGCCACATCGAAAATCCTAAATCTTTTAAATGTGTATTCCATTCCTCCGAAAAAACTTCACCCAATGGTTGTTTCCATATACCTTCTTTGTCGTACCATTCACCTTCATTAATTTTAGGAAGTTTATCTATAGTAAAATTTTTATCGAATTCAATATTGGTTTCATACCAGCATTTATTATCCATTAGTAATATCCTTTAAATAATTCTATTGCTTGATCCCAGGTTATTCTTTCTTTATTTTTATCATATAAAGAAAAACTGTAACAAAATCTAGGTTCAGTTACTTCAGTTATGGAGTGTAGTTGACCTACATTTACTAAAATACACTCTCCTACGCTATGTGACCAAATCTTTTCACAATCTTCCGGTTCTGAAAATAGATATTGTGTACCTACTGTAGTGTTGCCGGTTCTAATTTGTTTATCGGGTTTTAATTTATACCAGTTCATTACACTATTTCCACCACCATAAACATAGTTTATTTTTACAAAATTGGTATTTTCTTCTTCACCATCTATGTGTATTCCTCCCGATGATGTAGGAGTTTTATAAAAAACTTCAGCAAAACCAATTTTAATACCTAAATTATTCAAAAAATCTCTGAATTCAAAATCTATATCGGACTTTTTATATTTAATATGAAATCCATTTTTCATATCTACTTTAAGTGGCGTAAATTTGACAGGAAGATTTAACTTTAAATGATACGGATTCATTCTAGATATCCTAAATCCCCAAGAATCTGTCGGCAATATTTGTAATCCATATTTGGATTTTTAAAATTCCATCCTACGGCAATTCTTTCTATATTACTTAAATTTCGGACACCATGCCACTCGTGCACATTAGTAAGATATGCATTACCATAGATTGAATAAGTATGAGTTGCTTCAGGGAATATTCTAGAAACCTGATTATTTTCTGTTTCTATTTTTGGTAAATCATAGTATTCGGATATGCAAGCTTCAGAACAACCTTCAATTGGAAAATATATTGCTTCAGCTCGCCATTTTCGGTCTACATGAGGTATCATAACATCACCGGCCGGCATCTTTGTTATTGAAGCTGAATGTGACATATAAGGAAGTAAATCAGAAAATTCTTGCCAGAGTGGATCGATACGACATTCTTCAGAAACAAATCCTGTATTATTATGATTTACATCTTTACCTTTGGTTGTTTCCCATGTACCATTCTTTTCCCAAATAGCAACGATTGCTCGGCCAGCATATGTACTCGTCATTCCAGGAGCAAAATGTTTATAATAAATTTGCCTCATGGCTTCTAATTGTTTTTCACTAAATTTACATTTAGCAAATAAATCAAAGCTTTCCATTTTAATCTTTTTGTATATGAGGGTTTATTATACCCAACCTTTTTATATCACCATTAGTTAATTCGGGAAAAAACCTTAATCCACAAATTAATCTTGAACTGAATTCTGCAACACCTCTATGTAGTATTGTTGTATTAACCAAAACTGGTCTGTCATTATACTCAACCCGTTTTATTTCTTCAGCTTCTTCTAAAAATAGATAAGCATAATTTTTAACGGGATCTAGGCCAAATTCTGAACTATCCCTTAATTTTGTTTTGTCTGTTTTATACCAAACTGTATAAGAGTTTTTACAATCGGTTAATCCAATGTTTAAAGAATGTGTTGTTATTGTTGGATCATAAGAATCCACATGAACTTTTGTTTTTCTTTCAGCATTAACATCTTTTGAAAACAATACTCGATTAAATTTTCCAATTAATCCTTTGGATATAAGATATTTTTTTAATTCTGGACATTTAGAGAGAACTATTATTGATGGAAAATTACAATACAATTTATTTCTTTCATATCTATTAACACCAGATTCAAAAAGAGTAATCAATTCTTTTTGGATTTCTTCTAAATTTGGTATATCGAGGTAACTATAAAACCAATTAGGATATAATATTGTATAGTTCATAATTTTAATACTGGAAGGTTTCTTATTGATTCGTCAAAGTCAACATCAATAATGAGTGCAGTTCTTATTTTATCTCCATTGTTCTCAAACCAATGTAACTCCATTCCATCTCTAAAACCAAAAGATGATCCATCAAAATAACCAATCTTTTCTATCATACCATTTTTTTCAATAAAGAAATAACAATCTTTTCCACCTTCAATTGTTATTTGAATTCTAAAATGAATTGGTATGGATTTTGATGTTACTCCACCAACACCATAGTGTTTGTTTATTGTACCTTTGGGATAAACTTCATTGAAAAAGTATTGGAGAATATTAGGATATTTGTCGATGAGTGATGAAGAAAATTCACAAAGATTTCTTCTAGAATTAAATCTCTCCATTTTTTGGAGATAGGTATCTTCAAAGTCTTTGCGTTCAGCGGGATCAAGTATTCTTTTATCCAATTTTAATGGATAAGAATTAATTTTACCTTCGTAAACATTTTTTTGAAAATAGGTTGGAACTTGTTGTTTTGGTCCTTGTAAATTACTTTCTCGCATCATATTAAATTCTTCTTTGATAACATCCAAGTTATCAATGATTTCTTTAATAACGGGTAAGCTACTTACATCATAAAATGACATTATAACATCTTTCCCACAATAATATCCTCATCAACATAACCCATTCTGTGTAAGATTGGTCTGATGTCGTTTGCATGTTTAATATGCCATGTCATTTTGGTGGCTCCAAGTTCTTTCATTCTTTGTTCTGAATATTTTATTAATTTTATGCCGGTTGTTCCCGTTCTTATCCGTTTTATTAAAAACAAAACATCATTGGTGGCTACAATTACATCATTGTAATGTATGTGTGGTTTCAAAAAGAAAGCACTATAACCAACCAATTCACCATCAATTCTAGCAGTCAACAAATAGAATTCACCTTTATCCTCTAACTCCTTATACTGAGTCCATACAGGTTTAAGTTTCACCTTATCTTTATTTAGAGTTAGCTCTTGATAATGTTGTTCAATGAGAACCTCCATCTCTTGATGTATATCAAATAAACCTTCAGTTTGTAATACAAGCGACATTCAAATATCTCCTAAAAGATAGCCTACAGTTTTTATTTTATTAAATTGATTATCAACACCCAAGTAATCATTATCTATACCATCAAAATAACCTTTATAATGATATTGCCATGCATCAACCACTCTCTCAAATTCTGGTAATCCATAAACAAACCAATCTCTATCTTTTCCTATACCAAGTTGTAGTGGTTTATCTGCTTGAAATTTTGAAAAGTCCCAAGTATGAGCATAACAAACTTCCTTAGCAATATTATTGTTTATTGCTAAAATCATGTCATTCATGTCTTTGTCTAGAGCTGTATCTTCTGTCCAAAGAAACTTTCTCATGTTAGTGTTGAACTTATAATAAAGATAAATTTGATATGCCATTTCGTAAGCTAAGTGTGGTAAATTTGGAGTTTTATAGAAAGCTTCAGGTGTACCAGTACTATAAGTCATAAGTAAAAATGGCCTATCAACAAAAAACATATAAACTTTTTCAGCCTTTATACCAATATTAGGTTTATCAGCGCCAAATATTGTACATACTTTTTTTCCTTTATCAAGTTGTTCTCGACCCAATCTAGAATAATTTATATTTCTTGCTAAATTTCCAACACCCCAAACATCCAAGGTGATTGGTGAAAAGTCTTTTTTGAACATATTTTCATTCAAATTGTCTGTCCAATCACTCAATTCAATTTTAATGTCCGGGTGCGATACTGCCAATTTTTTTAATGTTGGAGAAATAACATAATCCCACTCACTCATTAAATTTTTAGCGGTTTTATCTGCTGTATTTGCTTCGTGTTTGGAAGAATTAATAACTTTAAATGGCATGTGTATGAATAATTGATCAATTTTAATATTGTTATCTAAAAAAGACATCAACACGTTGTGACTGTCAGCTCCACCAGAATAGGACAATATCAAATAATCATAGGTATCTCTTAACTGTTGAGCTCTTTCTTTGTATAATTGTTTTAGTGAAACCTTTCCCAACAAATTTGTATCAAAGTGTTTCCAGGTTTTATGGTACCAAACCCATTCTATTTCGGACTTATTTTTTGATGCTTCAATTATAGCATTTCTACGATTGACAAATAATTTATCGTTAGTTTTCCAAATGCCACACACATTAGAATTTCTTAGTATCTTGGTATTTTTTGAAATTGGAGCAGTATTTAAATTATTAATCATATCAATTCTTTAGTTCTAATAATTTTATTTTATTAGATTGTACTATTCTATTAAAGTTATCAGCACCAAAGGGTAAAGGTACCATCATATCCTCGGTAAATTGTTTTTGCACTTGAGCATCTTTTAAATAATCTTTTAAAAATTCTGACCAAAATTTAATGGCATCATCATTTGTATTTTGTGGTGCTAATACTGCATAACCATCAATTTCTTTCCACCTAGATAATTTACTCTCAACCGTAGGTACAGAAAGTCCTTCAATTTTAGTACGAGTTACTGCCAGTAATCTCAAATTACCAACATTAATGTGTCCTACAACTAAAGATAACGGCACTCTTACCATATCAATTTGGCCGCCAAGAAGGTCATTTACGGCTGCAACACCACCTTTATAAGGTACAAGAATCTGTTCTTTATTTGACTTACAGATATCCAATAATTGATTCAACATTATGCGTTGTCCTGGTGCTCCATAACCAAATTTAATATCCTCACCTTTTTGTATTGATTGACATAAACCCTCTATTGTTTTAATTTTACTTTTTGAATTAACAACAAACGCACCTATTGTATCATTTATTCCTGTAATTGTCAATACCGTCTTATTGGGTTTTGCAATCTCAAAAGCGGCAACAACACCAGCAGTTGCTATGGCAAGGTTATAACCATCTTTCGGCATTTCCGTCAATTCATTCATACCAATTGTACCTTCTGCGCCAGGTTTATAAATTGTGGTAAAAGTTATGCCTCTACTCTGAGCATATTTTTCCAATGGTCGAAAGACTTTATCCACACCACCACCTGGTGGGAATGGTATAATGATATTTACGGGTTGTTTGGTAGGATCAAAAGCAAAAGCATTGTTTAATACCAATAAATTCAATATTACAACTAATAAACCAAGTTCACTTTTCATATGATGTAGATTAAGTTATTGAGATACTTCCGTAATTGTGCTTGTGATTTTATGGGATCTATTATATGTTACTCTTATTTCGTGGTCGGCTCTATCGAAACGGTCTGCCCAAGCATTTTCATAATTCCGCATTGTATCCCAAACATAAACCTCTGTTATAGTATTTTCATCTGTTCTATTCTTGGTGTGACTGATAAAACCTGGTGTGCTTTCCACAAAAGCATCAACATTGGCAATAATATTTTCACAATTGGCAACATCAAATTCACCAAAAAACTTTTCACCTGGTGGTTTGGTCGTAATTACTGTAACTGTTACTGGCATTTAAATCTCCTAAAAAAAAATATTTTTTACATCGTTAAAATAAACTTCTCCAGGATTTTGTGACCTAAGAGTAAGCACAACTCTATAATTTTCCGAATTGGTATTATCCCAATCGTGGAATATTTCTGTGTTAAAAAGTATTGCCTCATTTGGTTTAGCTATCATACTTTTAATTGGTGTGTGGTTTTCTTTAACAAAATCTAAACATTCTCTGGAATTTAAGTGTGCTGGATCCACACTATAATCTTTTAAATCTTCATCGTTATACCAACTTGTTATACATTTATTATCCATTATCATAATAGTATAATTTATACTACACCGATGATTTTTGCCGTCTTTATGTGCTTTGTAGTAATGGCCGGGTCTAGTTACGAATAAACTAACTCGTTCTTTTATTAATTTAATTTTATCCAAAAACGGCAACAAAGATAAAACTTTTTCGGATTGATTCAATGGTAATTTATGATTAATGAAATCTTTATTCTTACAATTTTCTAAAAGTTCTGGAGTTATATAGCTTTTACATAAATCGACTAAATCATTTATGCCATCATGTGTAAATCTAATGTAATATGGAGAGCAATCTTCTATTATTTCCATGCTCTCTCCCATTTGGTTGTTATGAACAATGGAATAGTTTTAATTAGTTCTTGTGGAGTTCTGTAATTTCTCCATGAATTGACTTTAATCTTATTTTGTGTATAATAATCATCTTTAGTAAACTTGTACAGTTGTTCTTTTAATGGCATTTTGAAATTATTAAACTCATGTCCTTTATACTTTTCTTCCGCAGAAGTTGAAACAGAATAATCATTCCAATCCTTTGTATCTGAAAAATGAAAAAGGTTCTTATTCAATATCATTTCTTCTATTTCCAATAATACCCATAGCTGTTCGTTTTGATAACTGAGTGTGTAGTTCATCCACCAAAAAAGGTCTTTGACATCTAATATTTTTCTAGGACAGGCATCAATCAATTTTGTATACATTTCTCTCGACTGTTCATTTACTTCTGTAAGAAATTCTGTAATTTTTTGATTGAGTTTTTCTTTTGGCATAATTTGATAATTATGAGGTTCACCAAATAAGTTATCCATGATATGTCCAGTCACCAAAACTCCGTCTTGTATACTTTCAACCAAAGCATCTTTCTTATGAAAATCAATGG